GGGAGAGCGACAAACAGACTTGGGACTACACCTTCGTGGAGTGGTTAGTCGAAGTGTGCTGTCGTTCAACACAAAACCTTGCTCTTCGTCATCCCGACTGGACTGATGAGCAGTTTAAGGCGTATTTGGACGATGTCCGCGAGGCGTTCCAGCAGATATTCTACAACTCCGAATACCGTCTCACCGACGGTTCCACTTATCGTATGCAGCAAGCTGGCATCATGAAGAGTGGTTGGTTCCTCACAATTACCATCAACACGATGGCACAAATAGCCATTGATGTGATGACACAAATGCGACTAGGTCGAAGCGATGAGCAAATTCTCGCCTCCCCCATCGTTGCTGGTGGTGATGATGTGAACCAGGATCCGAGTGGAATGGACAAAGAACGATATGTAGCGGCCGCGGCCGACCTGGGCGTGAAGATGGAGATTCATGAACGGGAAGACCTCGAGCACTCAGAGTTTTTCAGCAGCGACATCAGGAGGGGTCCTGAGGGTCTTGAGTTTCACCCAAAACGTTGGTCGAAGCACATCGAACACTTGAAAATAGTGAAGGTGGAGCATCTAGCTGACGCGCTGGGCTCCCACATGGAGAACTACAGACACAGTGCCGCCAAGTTTAAGCTCTTAGAGGATATGTACCACAAGATGCGAGAGACTCATCCGGGTCTCTTCCCAATCGAGAAGTTGAAATCGCGCCAGTACTTGATCGCCAAGCAGTACGGGTACGAGCACGGCTTGTTTGAGTAAGGAGGGACGTCGGACCGACTAAGTCTTTAAACTGGCCCCGTGTTCCGGCACGGGTCTGTGGTGGTGGTGGCGAAAAATAAATCAAAACACAACAAAACACATCATCATGGAACAGTTCGCAGGGAACTACACCGGACCGTACTGGTCTAACGGAAAGCTTCAAGAGTCCGTCGAATTCGGCGACTTGGAACCGCAATCAGCATTAGATCAGCTATCACGAATGCATGACACTGCATATGCTCACTACAAAGACCGAGCTCACAGAGAAGCTGCAGACGAAATCTACAACAGGGATGCTAGAGCACTCGCTGGCCATTTTCCAGAATTGGCCGGCTCGTTAGTACTCTACGGAAACTATGCATCCAGACAGGCCCAACAACTTGCAAGGGATGTCGGCTATTCTATGTTGCCAGGTATCGGAACACTTTTCGGGTTAGGAAAATTTGCGGTGACTAACTTCATCAATCATAACAAAATGTTGAATGGGACTTACCTCAAGAAGGAGAAGGAAGAAATAGAAAAACTGTACTCGAACGATCCAATCCTAAGAGAAGGTCAAGATAAAATTG